ACAACGCAGTGACGCGCGGTCGCGGCTATGCCGTCGTGGACGGCGGGATTGCGGTGGTGCCGGTGCTCGGCCCGCTGGTCGCGCGTGGCGACTGGCTGACCGAGTTGTTCGGCGCGTCCGTCTACGGCGAGATCGGCGACGCGGTCGAGGCCGCGCTGGCCGATCCATCGGTGCGCGGCGTGGTGATGGAGATCGACTCCCCCGGCGGCGAGGTCGCCGGCATGTTCGATCTGGTCGATCGACTCGGCGCGCTGCGCCAGGGCGCGGCCAAGCCGTTCTGGGCGGTGGCGAGCGAGAGCGCGACCTCGGCGGCCTATGCGATCGCCAGTGCGGCGGAGCGCATCTACGTCACGCAGACCGGCGAGGTCGGCTCGATCGGTGTGGTCGCCGTGCACCTCGACCAGAGCGGCGCCGATGCGCAGGCCGGACTCGCCTGGACGTTCGTCTACGCCGGCGCGCGCAAGATCGACGGCAACCCGCACGAGCCGCTGTCGTCTCCGGCGCGCGCGGTGATCCGGGCGGACGTCGATGCGCTGTACGGCGAGCTCGTCGGCCTGGTCGCGCGCCACCGCAACCTCACGCCGGAGGCGGTGCGCGCCACCGAGGCGGCGATCTATCGCGGCCGTGCTGGCATCGCCGCACGTCTCGCCGACCGGATCGGCACCGTCGAGACCGCGCTCGCGGAGATGACCACCACACTCGCGGCGCCGATGACCCGTCGGGGCGCCACCACCCCAGGAGGGAGAGTTGCCATGACCAACCCCATCAATCCCGACGACGCACCCGCTGCGGAGCCGCAGGACGAGTCGCCGCCGGCCGTTCCGCCGCCCGCCGCGCCGGAGCCCGTCCAGCCCCAGGATGATGCGGCCGCGCGCACCGAGGCCGCGGCAGCGATCGCCGAGGTGGCGGCGCCGCCCCCACGGCTCGGCGTCACGGTCGATGCGGCAGACGCGATCCGCCGCGGCATCACGGCCGACGCGCTGCGCAGGTCTGTGCTCGACACCCTCGCCGCGCGCGCCGAGGCCAGCGCGGTGATCCCTGCCGCACCGAAGCCGGGCAGTGCTGACGAGAGCCCGATCGTCCGGCGTGCGCGTGAGCGCGCCGCCGCCATCCGCACCTGACAGGAGACCCTGCAATGACCACCCTCACGATGGCGCCGGTGCTCGGCGACCTGCTGAAGTACGAGCTCAACGGCAACTACAGCCGCGAGGTCGTGACGCTGGCGAGCGGCACGAACTACCAGCGCGGCGCCGTGCTCGGCCGGATCACCGCCTCGGGCCAGTTCCGGCTCTCGCCGGCGACCGGCGCGGACGGCTCGGAGACCGCGCGCGCGGTGCTGTTGGAGCCGGTCGATGCGACGGCGGCGACCCGCCCCGGCCTGATCGCCGCGCGCGGCCCCACGATCGTGTCGCGTAACATGCTGGTCTACGATGCCTCGGTGAACACCGACACGCTGCGGGCAGACAAGCGCACGCAGCTCGTCGCGGCCGGCATCATCTCGCGCGACACCGCCTGATCCCCCCGACAGAAAGGAGGCCGACCAATGGTCGCTATGCCCAATCCGTTCGACGCTGGCGGCTATTCGCTGGCCGAGATGACCCGGGCCATCAACATCCTGCCGAACGTTTACACCCGGCTCGGCGAGATGGGCCTGTTCCGCTTCGAGGGCGTGACCCAGCGCTCGGTGATCATCGAGCAGGCCGAGGGGGTGCTGAACCTGCTCCCCAGCGTGCCGCTCGGCGCGCCGGCCACGGTCGCCAACCGGGACACGCGCTCGATGCGCTCGTTCACCGTGCCCTGGATCCCGCACGACGACTTCATCACCCCGCAGGACATCCAGGGCGTGCGCGGCTTCGGCGTGGCCGACGCGGCCGATCCGCTGGCGACCGTGATGGAGCGCAAGCTCACCCGCATGCGCGTGAAGCACGCCCAGACGCGGGAGTTCATGGAGGTCAACGCGCTGCGCGGCATCCTGCGGGACGGCGCCGGGACCACGCTGCACAACTACTTCACCGCGTTCGGGCTGACGCAGATCTCGGTGGACTTCCTGCTCGGCACCGCGACGACCAAGATGCAGACGGTCGTGCGCAATGTCCTGCGCAATGTCGAGGACGAGCTCAAGGGCGAGAGCATGACGACCGTGCATGCGCTGGTCGGCTCGACGTTCTTCGATCGTCTGATCGGCCACGCGAGCGTGGAGGAGGCGTACAAGCACTACTCGACCACGGGTGCGCAGCCGCTGCGCGATGATGTGCGTCGGCGCTTCCCGTTCGCGGGCGTGCTGTTCGAGGAGTACAACGCGACCGTGACGCTCTCGACCGGCGCGACCGAGGCGCTGATCCCGGCGACCGAGGGATTCGCGTTCCCGCTCGGCACGTTCGACACCTTCGTCACCTATGTCGCGCCGGCGAACCTGATCGAGACCGTGAACACGGTCGGTCTGCCGATCTACGCGCGGCAACTGCCGCGCCAGGACGGCTCGGCGATCGACGTCAAGACCGAGGCATCGATCCTGCCGATCAACAAGCGGCCGCGTCTCGCGGTGCGGCTGTTCTCCTCGAACTGACGGGCACCGCCGCCAAGCCGTCGGCGCCTCAGTGCTCCGCCCCATTGCCGGATCGCGATGTCCGCAGGCGCGCGGCCGCCTCGTCGACCGTGGAGCGCAGGACCTGGCCGAAGGTCGATCGCATCTTCAGGAGGCGATCGACCGCCCAGGCGCGCATCTCACCAGTCGGGCCTGCCGTGATCGAGGAGTCCGGGCGGGCCACGGTGATCCGCGAGGCGCGACGGTTGTCGAGGCGCTCCCATTCGAGCGGCTCGCCGAAGCCGCGCTCGAACTCCGCGCGACGTGTCAGCAGCGTGTCGAAGATCGCCTTGTTCAGATCGCCATCGCCGGTGTCGATGTAGAGCTCGACACGCAATCGATCGTCGGACGTGAACGACGCACCGTAGCGGCACTCGCTGATCCCGCTGGAGAACGAGTACCAGTTCTGCGGCTGGCCAACCTTGGCATTGGTGAAGCGATGCGCGTTGCGGAGCTCGTCGATCAGCTCCTGGAAGAAGGCCTGGTAGGCGAGCCGTTTCTCGGAGAGGGACTCGACGCTCGCCACATGGGCCTTGGCCTGCTGCACCCAGCGGTTCGGCAACGCCTCGACCTTGAAATTGACCGCCGGTCGCGACTCGTCGATCCGGAGCAGTTCCACCACGACACCGAAGAAGTTCGTCCCGTCATCGGTGTGCTGGTTGAGCCAGTCCAGGGCCTGGCGGTGCTCCTCGCGGAGTTCCCGCGAGACCCACACCACGACCCCGGCGCCGACCCCGGCCGCGTAGGTGATCAGCTGGCCGAGATGGCTGTGGTCGGTCGATTCGAGCTGGTTCTCGATCAGCACCAGGCGTCCGGTGTTCGGGTCTCGCGCGACGATATCGGCGGAGAAGTTGCCGACCGGCGCCTCGCGCTCGACCAGTTCCAGGTCGATGCCCAGGGCCTCGGACAGGGCGTCGAGATTGTCCGCCAGCCACGGCGTGAAGTTGCCCGCCTCCCGCTGCCACACCGTGCGCGGATCCAGACGCACCAGCCGCGCAACGGGACCCGGATCGCTCGTCGTCGTCATCGATGACCTCCCTGCAAACGCCGTGACCATCGCACCTGAAGGTTAACGAGTTCGGTGCCAGACGCCCCTCGTAGTGCGGCGCCACGTCAAAGGCTGACGCAGATGCAGATTTTCTCCGCCGCGCTCGGCCACATTCTCGCCGACCCGCACGTCGGGGTGGATGCGGAGTGGCGCCAGGGTGGCGTCGGGTCGCCTGTGGCAGTGCGCGTGGTGCGGTCGTCGCCCGACCGGGCGGCGGGCGCGTTCGACGCCACCGTGATCCAGGCGACCGACGTGCTCACCGCCGCGGTGGCGGACGTCCCCGACCTCGCCGCGGGCGACAGCTTCGCCCTCGGAGCCGAGACCCTCGTCGTCACCCACGCCGAGCGTGACGCGCTCGGCGTGGCGTGGCGCGTGTTCTGCCGGAGAGAGCCATGAGCCGACCTGATCCGCGCAAGAGCCGCGGCTATCGCAACCGCAACCCGGGCAATATCGAGCACAGCCCCGCGAACAAATGGCTCGGGCTCGCCGATCCGCCCTCGGACGGGCGGTTCTGCCGCTTCGTCTCGCACGAGCACGGCATCCGCGCGCTGGCGATCCTGCTGCAGGCCTACCAGGACCGGCACGGGCTGCGCACAGTGCGCGCGATCATCAACCGCTTCGCGCCGGGCCACGAGAACCCGACGGAGGCCTACGTCACCGCGGTGGCGCGGCGGATGGGGGTGGAGCGCGACGCGGCGATCGACGTGCACGCGCCGGCGACCATGCGGGCGCTGGTCGAGGCGATCATCGCGGTCGAGCTCGGCGGCCAGCCCTACGACGACGCCACCCTGACCGAGGGGCTGCGCATGGCCGGGCTGGTCCAGCCTGGGCTCGCGCACAGCGGCACAGCCAAGGCGGCGGCCGGCACCGCCGCCGCTGCGATCGGCACCACGGCGGTGCTCGAGGCCGCGGCCGCGATCGCGCCGCACGCAGAGGGCATCGCCACCATCCTCCGCGCGCTCGGCCCCTGGACCGTGGCGTGCGCGGTGGCCGCCGTCGCTGCCTGGTTCCTCTGGCACCGCTGGCGCCAGCAGAAGCGCGTGGCGGGTCCCATCGCGGCGAGCCGCGATCCGAACCCGGTGCTGTGATCGGCGCGCTGCTCGGCCGGTTCTGGCGCGAGCTCTCGGCGCTCGCGGCGGCGATGGCAGCGGTGGGCGCGGTCTACCTGAAGGGCCGGCGTGACGCCGCGCGCGATGCCGAGCGGGCAGCGCTGAAGCGCGAAACGGAAGTCCGGGAGAAAGCCGATGCGGAAGCGGCTCGCTATCGCGGCGACGGTGCTGCTCGCCGGCTGCGCGGCGGCCGGTTCTGACGGGCCGCTCTGCCCGGCACTGGTGCCGTACTCCCCGGCGATGCAGCAGCAGGCCGCCGACGAACTCGCCGCACTGCCGCCGGACAGCGTGCTCGCGCGCATGATCGAGCACTACGGCGAGCTGCGCGCACGCATCCGCGGGGCCTGCGGGGAGAGGCCGCGATGACCGAGACCAACATCGCGCTGCTCAGCCGACTGGTCGAGACGGGCACCCATCGCGGCTCGCCGCGATGGGACCCGACAGCCCGGTCATCGTCCTGGTCTGCTTCTTCTTCATCGGCCTCTTGCTGCGCTGGCACTACCGCATGGACGGGCACCCATCGCGGCTCGCCGCGATGGGATCCCGAGAGCGGCTGACGCAGAAGGATGCGCAGATCATCGCCCTGCAACGCGAGACGTTGCAGGCCATGCACGACGTCCGTGACGCGGTGCGGGATCTCTCCAACGCGCTGCGCGGTCCTCGCTGATGCGGCTCGCCGCCACGCTCGGCGCGAGCCTAAAGAAGCTCCTGGAACAGGAGGTGCGCGCGGGCGAGCGGGCGGTGACGCGCGGCGTGCGGTCGGAGACCGAGCGGCTGAAGGGCGAGCTGCGCCAGCAGGTGGTCGCGGCGTTCGGTGCGCGCGGCCGCGGCATCGCCAATGCCTGGCGCGCGCGCGTCTTTCCGCAATCGGGCGAGAGCCTGGGCGCCGCCGGCATCGTCTGGACCAAGGTGCCGGGCATCGTCGATGCGTTCGAGCGCGGCGCGACCATCCGCGCCCGAGGCGGCCGGTTCCTGGCGATCCCCACCGGCTTCAATGCGCCGCAGGGACGTCGCGGGCGCGGCATGCGCGTCACCCCGCAGCAGATGGTGGCGAGCCGGCAGGCGTTCCTGCGGCCGATGAAGGAGCGTCCCGGCGGCTTCGTCTGGTGCCTGCCCGTGCGCCAAGGCGAGCGCGTGGGCCGCCGGCGTGCGCCGCTCATCGCCGGCGGGCTGGTCGAAGTGGCAAGGCGCAAGATGCGCTCGGCCACGCGCGCCGCGTGGCATCGCGAACTGCTCGAACAGGGCTTCGTGCCGATGTTCCTGCTGGTGCCCCAGGTGCAGCTCGCCAAGCGGCTGGATGTGCGCGGTGCCGGCCACCGCGCGCTCGCCCGCCTGCCCGCCGCGATCGCGCGGGAATGGGAGGCAGCCACCCCGTGACAGAGAAGCTCTCGCCGCGGCGCTGCCTGGCGCTGCTCGCGCTCGGCGTCATGCTGAGCTGGCTGGTCGCCTTCGTTGCCCTCGCGGTGTTCCACGTGCTCGGACGCTGGGCTGCCGGCGTGCTCGGATGGCTGTGAGCGCGCGTGAGGCGGCGATCGCCGCGCTGCACACCGCACTCTCGACCGCGCTCGCGGCACGCTCGCCCGCACCGCAGGTGCTGCGGGGCGAGACCGTGCCGCAGCGCATCGCGGCCGGCGGGCTGGTGATGATCCAGGACGGCGAGACGGTCGAGGAGACCGCCATCCTCTCGCCGCTGCGCTGGCAGATCCGGCACGTCGCCGAGGTTGTGGTCGCGGCGGTGGGCGTCACTCCGGAAGCCCGCGCCGGGACGCTCGACGCGCTGCTGGTGGACGTCGCCGCTGCGATCGTCGCCGATCGCACGCTCGGCGGCGCGGTCGAGTGGGCGCAGCCCGAGAGCCCCTCCTTCGACGACCTCGCCTTCGACGGCGCCGCCTCGGTCCGCGCCGCGTCCGTGCCGGTCTCGCTCTGGTTCACCGCCAGCGAGACCCCGCTCTCCTGACCAGTGGAGGTTCCCATGCCCCGTGCCATCGGCGCGAACAGCAAGCTGCACATGGCGGTCGAGGCCGTCTACGGCACGCCGCCCAGCGGCAACTGGCGGCTGATGCCGTTCGTCTCCTGCGATCTCGGCGCCGAGCAGCCCTTCATCGACGCCGACGTGATCGGGCTCGCGCCGAACCGCGACGTCGCGCCGCCGTTCCGCGATATCGTGACGGTCCAGGGGAATGCGGTCGTGCCGGTCGATCTCGAATTCATCGGCGACTGGCTGCGGCTGCTGCTCGGCCCGCCGACCACGACCGGCGTCTCGCCCGACTTCGTGCACACCTTCGTCTCGGGCGCCTCGCCGCTGCCGTCGAACAGCATCCAGCTCGCCTATCCGGACGTGCCGAACTTCGACGTGATCAGCGGCGTGCGCGCGGACACCTGGGAGATCGACTTCTCGCCCTCCGGCGCCGCCACCGCCACCGTCGGCCTGATCGGCCAGGGCTCGACCCGCTCGGCCACGTCCTCCGCCGGCACGCCGACCACGCGCGGCTACACCGCCTTCAACAAGGCGCAGGGCTCGATCCGCCGCAACGGCGCATCACTCGCGCAGATCACCGGCGGGCAGATCAACTACTCGAACGGCGCCGCGATCGTCCGCACCATCCGCGACGACCTCAGGATCGAGGGTGTGGATCCCGGCCTCGCCCGCGCCACCGGCCAGATCACCAGCCGGTTCGAGAACACCCTGCTGCTCGACGACGCGGCGAGCAACGCCGCACTCGAGGTGGCGTTCGAGTATCGCATCAGCGCGACCCGCCGGCTCACGGTCACGCTCCACGAGACCTATCTCGCGCTCGCCAAGACGCCGATCCAGGGACCCGCCGGCATCGAGGCCGCGTTCGAGTTGCGCGCCGCCTTCAATGCCGCCGCCGGACGCATGATGACCGTCACCCTCAGGAACGGCGTCGAGAGCTACGCGTGATCAGCGTTCGCCGGACACACCACGCAGCGCGTCCGGCAGATCCCGCGCGCCGTGCAGGACGCGCAGGATCCGCGGCGGCGTTGCCGTGCTGCGATAGACGATGACATAGGGAAAGCCCGTCACGACGAGGAACCGAACGCTCTCCGGCGCGAGCGTGGGGCGCACGAACCCGATCAGCGGGTACTGGCCGATCCGGATCGCTGCCCCCACGACCTCCTTCCGCAGACGGCGTGCGGCAGCGGGGCTGTCGCCGGCGATGTACGCGGCAGCCTCCAGAAGATCGCGCCGCGCCTGTGGGGAGAGGATCGCCGGGCGTTCACGCGCCGGGCTCAG